TAGCTGTACTATCTGAATAATCATCTGAAAATGTATTACTTAAAGTCCATCCAGTAGGTAGTGATATTGTAGCAGCTGCACTTTGAGGATCGTCACCATACAAACCATTAGTTCCTTTTGTATTAGCTGTAAAATCATGATCTCCTGGTTTGATTCCTGGTATAGTTTCTTGTGGACTTCTTTTAGCTGACATAAATATACCGCCAGTCCATGAAGGTCCAAGTCTAAACTCATAAATTTCAATATCAGGATCATCCACTACAGTGCTTCTTAAAGTTAAATTACCATCATTCGGGATAGCATCTAAATATGTTAAACTATCTGGAGGTTCTTCTGTATCACCAAGAATAAGTGAAGATAATTTTGTGGCATTATCTAAACTTTCTTTTACACCATAAATACTAACTGTCCTTAATATAACATAGTAAACTTTACCTTCTTCAACTGGATCTATATTGAAATCATTGGTAGTATTAAACTGATGTTCATAATCAGCTATATTTGGAATTGCTGCACCAACATCTGTAAGAGCTTGCCATACTTCAACATGTTTAAACCAAGGTTCAGTTTCAGGGACTGTAAATACAACCGATAATCTGCTGAATGTTCTTAATCTATAATAGTATGTTTCTTCTTCCATAGATGCATTTTGAATAACAACTGTTTCGTTTGGATCTGGTAAATCACAAGTATAAGTTCCTTCAATATCTACATCATAATCATCATCATATAATTCTTCACTTTCATACTGTAATGTTAAATTAATCAAACCATTATTTGCAAATGAAGTTGATACTACTCTCATTGGTTGATCTGAAATTGAAAGAGCTGTACTATTAAATGTTATTAAATCATGAGGAGCCAACTCTAAACAATCATCTCTAAATGTTCCAGAAATAATTCTATTAAGTTTTAATCTTTCTAATTTATACGTAGCAAGATTTCCAACAGTTTCTCTATCTGTATATCCCATTAATGATAATTGTTGAACAACACCACTCTCATCCCCAATTAAAACATCATCTTCTGTATATTCTTTATCTTTATCTATAAATTTAACTCTTATACCTTTTGGTTTATTAAATCTAGATGGTTGAATAATTCTTATTTGTGCTCTACCTTCCCCATCTTGAACTATATGATCATCTGTTATAGTCATAACTGAACTTTCTTCATTGATATCTGCAATTAAAAGATAATATTTTCCATCAAACCAAGATACAGATGCTCTAAAATGTGCCATTATATCCTGTGCGGTTGCCCAAGAATTTGAACTTCCACCCATTGAATAATTAAATAACCAACCTTTATTATCAACATAATTAGCCGCTGTGGTCCATGAAATTATATCTATATGTGATGTTGAATCAATATTAAGACCATATTCTTCATCTGTCATAAAATCATATAGAGCTAATACAGGATTCTGAGACCAAGCAGTAGACTCATCTCTAAAATCATATAATTTCTTACCTTTTAAATCAACTATTCTTGATGGTATACCCCTATATTGATCTTCGTCCCAAGTAAACTTCCATCTTATATATGAAGTATATCTCATATTATCAGTCCAGTTAGAATCTGCAGCATTTAAAACTGTATCATATGTTTGATTTGAAGTTCCTGAATAAAATTGATAATCAATAGTTGAACCGAACTCTGTATAAGGTTTGTCATCTATAAGTATTTGATCTACACCACCATCTTGATATATACTATCACACTCACCCTCACTTAATGTTTGAACTATATATAATTCTTTATTATGAGAACCCATAGTTGATATATAAACATCATTACCACCAACTCTCATAAGTCCATATATTACTCTAATAAGAGCTTGAGATGATCTTGTATTTACTAATATTCCTTGTTTTTCTTCTGGTGGAATATATTCTTCATCTGGTTTTGCCATCTCTGCCATTACATAAGATATAATCAAAGATATAACAAATATGATAACTTGCTCCCATCCACATTCAGCAATATCACCTTTGTATATAAAACTTTCTTCTTTAATTAATTTTAAATCATCTGGATCGCTTCCCATTTTATAAACTGCTTTGGTTGTAATCTTTCTTGGATTAGTTCTGGGTCTATAAACATTAACTATATGAATTCCTTTTAGACTTATCACCTTAACATTTTTATCAATTGCAGCTATCATTATCTTATTATTACCAACAAATACACAAGGAACTCTTTTCTCTTTCAATTTAACTGCTAATATATCACCCTTTCTCATTTGATGTAATGGAATAGAATCAAACCAATTTAAAAAATATTTTTCAACCTTTTCAAATACAACATCTGGATTATCATGAAATAATTTAAATATATTCTTCCAAGTTATATTACCAACTATCTTTTCATCATAGTTATAATCTAAATCTAATTCACTTTTACAAAAATCTACAACTAAAGATAAACAGTTAAAACCATCTTCTTTAAATACACCTTCTTCATTAAAACCTATCTTGGTATATTTATCTGTAGTATTGTATGGTAGTTTTTTCATAAATTATTTTTTTATCCTTATGGTGTCATTACGTTGTTTTCTGCTTGCCTCTCAGAAGGAGTTGGACCCCACCAAATCTTTTTATTCTCTATACTTGGTAGCCATTTAAACCCACCGAAGTTAACTGTATTGTCAAGAGCAAAACATCTAGTATAACTTCTATCACAGTTAATATGAGAACCAATATATCCACACTTATTTCCTTTAAATACTTTATAACGACAAGAAGAAGAATGTTTACCAAATGATTGATGTGACCACCTTGAAAATATTGAACCTATAACCATTCTAACTTCAGTTTCATCTAATTCAAATGAATCAACTTCTCCAGTAAACACAAGAGCAGTTCCTAATAATTCACTGGTTGAATCTGTAGCTGTATTCATTAATCCTAAATATAAAGAAGCTTCTTTTTCTTCTACTGTTCCTCCAACAAATATAGATGTTAAAACACTATCAAGATTATCAATTCTTATTGTAGCATTATCCATCACGTTACTTAACGTGTAATTAATACTTTCAAATTCAAATCCCCTTGATTCATAAACCCCACTTGGTCCACCAGAAACACTTAAAGTTATAGGAACATCCAGAGTTGTATATTTATAGTTTGTATCACCATCTGTAAAATCAAGACAGAAAAACGGAAACATCTTATAAGCAGATAACATATCTATAACATTTTGATCTAAATTTCTTGCCATTTATATCTCCTTATGAATTTAATAATCCTTGAAGTTGTACTCCAAATATTCTAAACCTATTATACATTGTATTAAAAGACATATTATCTTCTTTGAATCTACATCTTATTTTTAAATTACCTGTAAAATCTAATATTATTCTATGACCAGATGTTGGAGCAGCTATAAATGTTATCTGGTCAGCTCCGTCAAGTCCACCTAATGCAGAATAAGTATAATCTGCTGGATTGTTTTGAACTACATTATTCAAATATAATATTCTTGCAGATGAATTCTTACATGGTAAGTCATAAGTAACTGTTGAACCATCTCCAGTTCCTACATATTCACCTTCAAATGACTCTGTTTCATATTTAAAGAATGTAAATGCTTCATAAGCACCTGATCTATCAATATAAAATTGAAATATACTTCTTGCATCTGATAATGTAATATTATTATATTGAAGTGTAACTGTACGTTTTGGATATAACCATTTTCGTTTCCTACGTTCTACACCCAAGTTATCAAAATTACTCATAAGAGTTTTGAATTGCATATCTTCAACAACTGGATTTCCATAATTTACAGATGGTAATAACGCCATTAGTTATATCTCCTTATCTAGCCACTTTTCTTATATTTGAATTTAGAGCTGAATTACCTCTTTCCATTTCTTGGTTCATAATTGATGTGAATACATCTGGATTTCTTCTTGCTAGATCAAGAAATGATTTACTATCAACTGCTTGTATAGTAAGATTATTATTTATTACTTTTTGCCCACCAGAACCCCCACTAGACTCTACTCCAAGTTTTCCACCAGATCCCCGTTTCAATGGCATTATAGCTTCTGGTCCTGCTTCACCCATTAGACCCGTTCCACCTGCAAATGGGAATACAGTTGGTTTATTAACTATACCACCTGCAGCAAAAGGAGTTAATCCTGCTTGGTTAAACACTAAACCATTTGCTCCAGCAATACCCATAGTACCACCAACCGATGTGATTCCAGTTCCAGTGGGTGTAGATGCTGCACCAATCATACCAATTCCTTCCTTTAAAGCATTCAATAAAATTGTTTTAGCAATCATTTTTGCAATATCTCTTAAAAAGTTTCTGGCAAAGTCTTTGAATGTAATATCTGCACTAACTATAGCATCAACAAAACCATTAGAAAAAGAATTTGATGCATATATAATAGATTCATTCATCATTTGAAGGTTGGTTATAACATCTTCTGTCCATTTTTGTAATGTGTTTTTAGCTTCTTCCATTACTCTATCATCAACCTCTTTAATTTTAGCAGCTACCCATTCTGCAACAGCTATTCTATTAGCACCAGCTTCAAGATACTTTTCTGCCATTGCATCTATTTGAGTAATCTCATAAGCAGCTGCAGACATTTGGGTCTGTTTATAAAGTTCTTCAAATTCATTTACTGTAGCTAAATTTTTCTGACCATTTTCAATTCTTAATGCTTGCTCTTCAGCAAATCTATCTTTTAATATCTGCGCTATTTCTGCTTTAGTTTGACGGTATGCATCTATATCAAATGCTTGGGGAGATGGATCATATGTAAATTGTTTTGTTTCACCGGGTGTTCCGCCTCCACCTCCACTTCCTGAACTACCAGATGTGCTACCATAAGCATCTATATCAAATCCTCTTGAAGAACCAACAAGATCCTTACCCATTCTATTAGCTTTGTCTGTTTCATCAAACCCAGTAGCTACTAATTTTTCTAATTCTCCTCTATATTCTGCAGCATACTTTTTTGCATTTTTCATATGTATAGCACCATACTTAATCCAATTCCATAAACTATGTTCTTTCTTTGCTATATCTTCCCATCTTTCTGCTTCACCATTTAATCTTTTTAGTTCATCATTGAATGATTTAGTAGCTTTTTGTGCCATAAGCATTTTAGAAACATAATCAACTCCCCAAAAGAAAGCAAATGCTGCTCCAATAATACCAATAGATTTTAATGCTACTGATAATGCAGTTACAAATGGGGTAGCTGTTGCAGATGCAACACCAACACCAGTTACTGCTGTTGCTTGTGCTGCTGCCTGAGCTGTTGCTTGTGCTGCTGTTAATTTAAACACACCCCAACTACCATTATAACTTGCTAACAATATATTAGTTGCTGCAATCTGTGTGTTTAGTGCTGCAGATGCGGCAGTCATAGCTACTGTTGCTCCTGTTGCTGCGACTGTGGCTCCAACTGTTGCTACTAGAAATCCTACAAATTTTAAACCAATTAACGCAATAACAGCAGCAACTATTAAGTCAATATTATCTGCTAGAATTCTAGCAGCTGTTGCAGCTCTATTTACCCACTTCTCAAAACCTTGAGCTATAAGATCCTCATTAGCTTCAATCCATTTCGTCATACTTTTAAGAATTGGGGTCAATATAGGTAGGAGGGCATCACCAAGAGATGCTTTTAAATCTAAAACTCTATTATTAAATACAACCAATGTGTTTGCAAAACCATCTGATGTTCTTCCAAAGTCATCAAGTGCTGCATCCGCACCTTTCATAGTTAATGATAATGCTGCTTTAGCTTTTATTAATGGAGTGATTTCATTCGCAGATTTAATCCACCCTTTATTAAGGGCTTCTTGTTTAAGTGTAGTTTCATTTACTATAGTTGAATACTTCTTCATTACTTCGCCATTACCAACCATAGCAGATTGAATATCGCCTAATACTTTAGCTGCTGGTAAATTATAAAAACTTCCCATGTCAATAGCGAGTTTTGCAGCTACATTAGATAGTTTTAATGCTTCTCTTCTATTAGCGCCAAGAGGAACTAATGTATCTTGAATTATAGATAAAAACTCTTGTGCTGCATCTCTACTTCTTCCATATTCAGTAACCAACACATCTGCCATCTTTTGTGCTTCAGCTGTCTGCTCTCTAAATATAGCTTTAAACTTTGATGCTGTTTCTTGGGCATCTGAAGCAACCATTATAATACTCTTAAAACCATCAACTATTTTCTTAAATAAAACAGCTGCACCCAATCCAACCAGAACACTTTTAATACTATTAAACCCAGTAGTCATAGCTTTACTAGATTTAACACCCTGTTTCTCTAAATCTTTGATAGAACTAGTAGTTTTCTTTATACTAGCAACACCAGTCTTAGAGTCTACCTCTAGATTGAATTTA